ATACAAAGGTTCGACTTCAAAACCATAGGCGTTTGATTTGTTCTTGGATTGATACCTTCTTGAAAATATCCAAATCCGTCTAGTCCTAAATACGTGGCTGTTCCTGTTGTTGTTGAACCACCAGAAAACGTTTGAGTGTAATCTACTTTTACCCAAACTGCATCTACTGCTAGGTTATAATACTCCGTTTCTAAATAGTCACGTATCAATTCACTTATTTCAAATGCAACATAGTTTCCTGTTGTACTTTGCAAAGGGGTTTTTGTTATCGTGTACGTTACTGCTGTTGGTGGGGTTGTTAGTATACCATTCCATATTCTTACGTCAAGTTGAACCTGTGTAAAAGTTCCAGACTGTGCGCTATACTTTATGTAATATGGACTTCTTGCGTTTATAATTGTACTCATTGATCAAATACTGTTTTAAGTTCTACTTTCGCATCTTCTCTAAATGCTTCTATAAGTTTTACTGGTAAATCCTTTCTCATTTTCTCGAATGGCTTTGTAAGAAATAAACTAGGTTTTAGTCCATTACGGAATATACCTCTAGCTATTAAGAACAAAACTGACTTACGTGGTAAGAACCTACCCTTCTCGTCACGTGGTGCTATGTTTCTACGCACTACCCACTTGTCAAGTGATCTTGGGGGTGGCATCTTTTTTTTGTACGAGTATGGCGTATTATATTTCTTTTTAATACCACTAACACCTTTATCGATGAACTCTCCATAACTGTTCATTTCTATCCCTGCTTCAAGACCACCTTCTCCAAATGTAACTGGGAGTGCTTTAATGCTTTTACTTAAACTACCAGATGCGTTTTTATTTTGTTTTGCTAGATTGCCTTTCGCTTCCAGTATTATTAAATCTACGTATTTACGTAGTGCTTCTTCAGTGTTCAATAGATCCATTACTCACAAATGTTAATATCGTTTTCTACAAATGCACTAAAAGTATATGCCCAACCTGCCAACTTGTTTTCGAACCTGTCAGTGAATGGTTCACAACTACCTTGACCTGTTAATTCGAATTTATCGTTTCTTAAACTATTCCTTGTTAACGATTGGTTTAATAAATTTACTACCGACAATGTATCATTGAGAACGTCTTGTTCATTATCCTGTCCGTAAAACGTCAAGTCCGTATCTTCAAAGTTTGTAATTACAGACGGATCTGGTATGCTAGTTTCATCTGCTATTTTAGTGTTTGCTTTGTAAGTATGTACTACGTCCATTGCTAGTACTGTTATGGTAAACGTCATTGTTCCAGATGCTAAAGACACGTTGTCTACCATTACGTGTGCTAACGGAAACATTGTCTGTTTGTTTAGATCTATCTCACGTATATCTCCAAACGTTACTGTATTGACGTTTTCAAGACCAATTAAGAAATCTCGTATCTTACTTGTTACTCTATAAAATGCTTTACTACCGTTGCTCATTATTTAAATTTGTTTCTAATCTGTTGACTTTCTACCTCTGACTTTTCTTTTTCAAAGCACAATGCTAACAAGCACGTGTGTACGTTCATATTTGTGATATGTTCAAATCGTCTAACATCTCCGTGAGAGAGTGCGTAAATTGATTGATACCAACCCCACTTTCTTCCAAAACCTGCTGCAAGTGTTGTGCTTTCGGACTGCCCTCCTGTATATAATTCGTCATAAGTTGTGACAATTCGATCCCTAAATGGTAAAAAAAAAGTAGCGAACCAAATACTGCATCGAGAGGTGTTAACTCCATTGCTTCGTGGTAACTATCTCCCCTATATTCTTCTATGTTATAAAACTTGCCTATTCGTTTCTTAATAGGACGATACAATACTGCCATTGCTTTGTGCATTTTATTCCAGTCACTAATTGAAGTGTCAAGATCTATAAACTCTCCAAATGACATATCGTCTAACTTTGGTATAAAACCGAATGTTGTATCTCCTAACGTAAATTCCTGTACTAAATCTGTTTTTCCGTTTAGCAAAGTAGTTAAGTGATGGACTGCGTTTCCTACGTCCGTTATTTTTAGTTTCAATGCTGTCTTGTATGGAACGCCACAAAAGATCTCTAACATTTTTAAACTAATGAACCTGTCTGCGTATTCTCCTTCTTGGTTTTCTTCAACAACCTTAAGATAACGTTTGTATTGCTTTAAAGTTATTTCGGATAGATTAGAGGGTACATCAATTTCTAATTGCATAATAGAGTGCTTTATATTACATATAACAAAAAAAATACGACAATTATCGTAACCAAAAAAAAAGGGCAACATTTCTGCTACCCCTTCCTAAACAAACTAAAATTCATTTCTTTCTCCCTCGCTTACCTTTCCAGTCGTCTGCCAGTTTCTTTTTGAAATCTACGTACTTATTTAGTTCATATTCTTCTCCTTGTTTTATCGCCTGTTGTGCCATACTATACAATGAAGGTATGTCTTCTAGTATACTACGTGCGTCCCATTCGATTAACAACCTATCTTCTTCATTATATCCGATGCTTTCGATATGCACTACGTCTGGAGAAGTGTGTATACTAACTGTTTTTAAAATAAATTTTTCGTCCATTACTTGTTTCTTTTTTTATATGTGTCAACTTTGTCAAGTTTCTTCCTTAAGAAAAGTACTTGCTAACTATTTCTTTCCACCAGTACTTGTGCTGTTGTGTCTGCCATTCATTTGGCGTGAAAACGTGTACTGTTTTGTTTTTTAAGATTACTACGTGTACTCCACTTGGCAGTACTTTATGTGTATAGATCATAACTTAATGTTTGTTTTTTCGTTATCGTATGTTGCTTTGAGTTTTAACAACCCTTCCAGTACTTTGTCTGGATTTCCTTTTAGACCGAAGTACTTTTTTACGTCGGTTATTCTCCACCCCCTGTGAGGTTTCATACCTGCTTTCCAGAGTTTTACGTCCCTAATGCTGATAATTAAATTCCAAGTGGCTCTAGTCATTAAGCCGTTGTTTACTTTGATCACTTTTGACAGATCGATGTCATACTGTGTTTCCTGTTTCATCGTTTCTTATTTTCGTCTACGTATAAAGCACGTTTGTTAGTCCTATGGTATACGTGGATCTCTTGCCATTCTGGGTTCGGTAGGAACTTTATATTGCTGTCGATCTCTGCTTTGGTTTTGCGTTTATGTATATACCTATTGCGTTTCATCGTATGTTGTTTATATAACTGATAATTTCACATTCTAGGTTCACTAGGTATTTATGGAATCCACTTCCCTCTAAACCTTTCAATTTGCAGTATTGTAAATTATACCTTGTGTCTTTCAACTTTTCTTTTAAGTCGTCTAGCTGTGTTCTCATTTTAAATGTTTATAACCTAAACTTATGAATAATATTTTAATTATACAAATGTGTAAACTAATTTACTCTGAAAAAATACCAGTCCTCCCATTCTTGCTCACTGCCGTCGTAACTCGAAAAGTGATGTCCGTAGCCGTCTGCTGATATGCAGTTGTCTGCTGTTTGCTCCCAGTCGATCTCAATCCACCATAACTTATCCATATCTAGACCATTTAGATAGCAGTCCTGTACTATTTCTTTGATTTCGTCCTCTGCTATATCGTCAATAACGTCAGTATGTATAATACGGTATTCTTCACTATCACATTCCCAGTACACGTCGTTATCTTCATTCATTTGATCAATTAGATCACGTATGTCGCCTTTGTCTGCTTCCAGAGATAGATCATCTTTTACAAACTCCCAAAGGTCTTTAATTTGCTTGTATTCACTCATTACTTTTGTTTTTAGTGTTTATATGGAACACGATTATAATAGTCAGCGAGTACATCTATGCGTTCCTTTAGTGTACTGCCGTTAACTTTACCACATAATGGTATACATTCGTGTGTTACTTGAACCCCAGAAGGTAGTATCTTGCCGTTGTCAAGTGTTACTGATGTTTCTAATTGGTGTGTAATTCTGCCACCATACCCCATACGATCACGGTCTGGAGTTTCAAGTCGGATAGAACCGACAAATTTGCTGTTTACCCAGTAATCTTTATGATAACCGAATATTTCAAATACTGTGTGATTATTGACCATTTTTTTTGTTTAATATTCAAACTTAACTATTTTTTTGATATGTTTTACAAAGTTGTAAAATTTTAACATTTACCTAATTGCATACTTACCATAGTTAGGTCTGCTTAATTTATTTATAACAGAGTAACGGAGTGCGTCACAGGCGTGATTAAATTTATCGACTGGCTTGTTTGTTAGATCTCCGTTTTTGTCTTCAATATATTTGTAGTTACGCATTTCTTTTATCACATTGCTACTACTTTCTGTTATATGGAGTTTGTATCTACGTAACATATCGATCCCTTGATTGATTGCACCTTTGCTTGTTGGTTTTACATTCCACCCCATTCGATGTATTTCCTCAATACTTTTTGGTTCAGCACTATCTGCGTACACTTCATCACGTCTATCTAATTTTAATCTACTAAACTCGTGTGCTATATCTTGGTTCGTCATTCCTGTACGATATATCAATTCATTAACATAAATATTCTGTCCTTCCATATAGGTTGCTACCATTGCTGTTGGATCATTACTAAAACCAAAATCTAGTCCAAAACTAACCAACTTTGCTGTTTCTGGAATGTTTGGAACTGTACTAAATGAGAACACTAAACTTCTGCTTTGACCTCGTTCTCCTAAACCATATATACGCCAGTAGTTTTCGTCAGTATCTTTAAGGCGTTCGATTTCCTCGACTATTGGCTGTGGCAAGAACGGATTGTCTTTGTACGTGGTTTTATAAAACGAACAGTCGTCCCTAGTCAATACTTTGTCATATATCCAGTGAAATTCGTCCGAAGGATTGTAGTCAACAATTATCTGTTCTCCAGTTCTGAATATTAACTGTTGCCAGTCTTCGAAGTTTAATTCATTCGCTTCATTAACAAATAGTAGATCTCGCTTCCTACCTCTAATCTTTTGTGGCTGATCAAGTGATATGAACTCGACAGTGTTTGTACCGATCTTATATTCACTACTTGTCTTTGCGTGTACATCTTCAGTATACATATTGTGATCACGAAGGATCTGAAAAAAGTCACGCATAACAGTACCCCTAACAGCAGGGAATGATTTACGTACTATCGTAACCATTTTACCTGTATGCTTTTGACAATAGGCGAAGATTATCCACAACAAAATGTTATACGTCTTTCCAGATCGTGTCCCACCTTGTTCTACGATGATCTTATTCCTGTCCGTCTGTAAGTGACGGAACACTTTGTTCGTGTGTAATACTTTCAAGTTGATCTGCTGTATCTATAATTCGTACTTCAAATAATTGCTGTCCGTCTGCACCTGTTATTTCTTGACGTTCTACGTAACCTCTTTTCTTTCCTTTGGTTTTTAAGTAGAATAATAACTCTGCTGTCTTCCCTTCACGTATTGCATTTAACAGTTTCATTTCTGCTAGATCCAAATTACGTTCTTCAATGTCTTTGCACGTTTGTTGAAATTCTGCATCTTGCTTCAGCCAGTTATAATATGTCTGCCTACTGATGCCAGACGCTTCACAACTTATACTGATATTTCCTAACGACAATTTAAAGTTTTCTAAAAATTTATCTTTGCTTTTCATTTTATTTTTATTTCTGGTAATCCGTTTTCGTTTTGCGTAATTTCTAAATCAAAGTCAAAACCACAATTTTCACATATAAAATTATCCCTGTGGTTATCGTGCCAACAAACTTGACAACATTTTACTTCACGTGATTTCATAAACAATTTTTTTGACGCACCCATATTACTGACTGAATAGATTAGAGTTTTCTGTCTTGAACTTGCCCATATCTTTTGTGTTTTTGTGATATACATTATCGGGATCATAACCAGTGATAGGGACTTTCTTATTGGCGTAATCTTGTATGTATTGAGTAAAGAAGTCAGCATACGGATCGTCAACGTCAGAAACATTGTTTAGTTTGCTACCTTCGTCAAGAAAAAATTGTAACGACCTACCCATTTTTTTGCCACGTCGTGTGTGCGTGTCAAGTGCATAATCTGGAATATCTGGACGATACGAAGATTTACAAGCAACCATTTTTGCGTTGTCGACAACACGTGATTTTTTGGATCGTGACATCAACAGGATTGCGTGTACAATTGGAATGATACCTTCTTCGTGATTTTTGGCTGATATGATTAACCAGTTTTGATATAGTGCTTGTACTTGTACAGCTACATTGTTATCGGCAAGACCGATATCTTCTGACGCAATAATAAGCATACGTTTCCATAGATATTGAGCATAGCCACTACCTGCTAATTCTGTGCCGAAGAATAAAGCATCTTTTTCTTGTCCACGACGAATTGATTTTTGGAACGCACTACTGCACTCAAAGAAGTCGTAATTTTTGCGTGTTAAAATTTGATAAGACATATAATTGTTTTTTGTGTTTATACATACAAACTTAATAAAAATATATCAATTTTACAAATTTGTACAATTAGTCAAAATTACTAAATATATGGCTAGGCATCTTGGGGGGGTTTTTGACCATTACTAAAATAGTTACGTCGTATTGTTGTTTTTCAGATTTTACAATATGATACTCTGGCAAAAGGTTTATGATATCTTGCTTATTGAGATCTTGATAATGATACTTATTGAAGTGCGTTGATTTTTTGTTCGGATAACTCAATACAATCAACTCTGGATAGTGCCTGTGTATAAATTCCTTATATACGTTTAGATCTTTTAAGTGTTCAATCGTTTCTAAACTAACTACACAATCGATTTTGTTCATCAAATTTATTTCCTCTAAACTCTCTACTAAAAATTGTGTTTTAGATGCTTTGAAGTTTTTACCTGCTGTCCTTATCGTTTGTTCATCTATGTCAGCACCTATGACTAAATCTACATCTGGCACGTTTGACATTAAATATGTTCCATACCCAATACCACAAGCAACGTCGAGTACTGTCCCATACAGGTATCTTTTAACTAACTGGTAACGTTCTATATGGTTTTGGAATCTTATTGTTTGCAATGTTTCGTTTATTTCCTCTTTGGTTAAATATATTCTCTCCATTTTAATTTTAATTTCTTAACATCTACATCTGTTTTGTCACTGTCTTTATATGTTCCAAACTGAATATTATTATCTGGAAACAGTTTTTGCAATTCCTCGATTGTTTTTCTGGTCATCTCGTTCCTATCAAAACTTTGAAGTCCTCCTGCATTTTTATGAGCAACTGCATTTTCGTAACCACCCATATATCGCCAACAATCATATCCTTGATTTACGCAATTTAAAGTCAATAATATATCGTCTAATAACTCAACCTTTTCTGGCATTGTGTGGATCTTTGGACGAAATATGTGATTGCCGTATATTATTTTGTTTTTAGAAAACTTGTGATCGTGCTTCCAGTAAAGGAATGGCATAGGTTTAGACACGCTTACTGCACCCAAGTGGGGGTTTTGTTCAAAAGCATCTTGAACGTCGTTATATATACTTAAAAACGCCTTGTGTTCGTCTATCTTCTTACTATGTTTTTTCGTTTTGAAAGACATATCGTCATCTACCCTGTACACTAGATCATAATTATTGCTGTTTGCGTAATCTATTATGCACTGAACAGTATCTCTATATGAACTTGCCACAATAGGGACTGTGTTTTTTGTTACTTGACTATAATACATTTCTTGTTCTTCACGTACAAATATTTTCCACTCTATATTTTCTGGAAGTTTTTTAAGCCAGTGCAACGTAGTTTTTTCTATATCGTATGGTCTATTATATGACGGAACTGCTATCAACGTTTTCATTAAAATGGGAATTTACAAGTACGTTCTCCTTCACGTATTTTACCTTTGCCACTTGTGGGTTTTTTAATAGTGATCGCATTGCCAAAAGTTTTACGCAACTTCAATGTAGTCAACAACATATCTTCTTTTGTCCTGTCTAAATTACAACCACCCTCTGCTGAAAAATTACCTATGGATATAAACGAGTACCTTTGATCAATATACATATATCGATTTTTGTATACATTCAAACAAGACATATAGTGGTCTTCTCCTTCAGAATAACTTACGTCATATGCTAGATTGTGTCCTTTGAGATAACCAGTATATGAAGCATTGAGATAACCTGTGAAACCGTACGGAGTGTGACTGACATAATGTAGTGGCTGTCTTAAATTTACAAATCCAAACATCTTTGCGTTTATGTCTTGTGCCATATCTGCTGCCCTTTGGATAATATCACGCACTTCATCTGGATCTGTTACTAAATATTCTTCTCCTTCTTCAATCCAATTCATACGCACACTTGTGATGTCATCGTCAATCATAAACACGTTATCAAATTGTTCAAGAATAAATTGCCTACTAGCAGTTATACCTCTAACGTGATCTGGTTCTGCAATAACTGTACATTCTGGGTTGTGTTTTTCGTATTCCTCTACCTCTTTTTCTGGCACTACCAAAATAAGATCTTCAATAAGTTTTTTTGTAATTACATTGGACGCACGACCTTTACTTGGTGTTACTATCCTAACTATCTGTCTTTCCATAACTTCTGAAATTCTTTTACTGTTATTACACTGGTTTCCTTGATACGTTCAGTTTTGTAGTCACGTGCCTTTTTTAATTTAAGTACGTTTCGCAGCCAGTTTTGATCCATTTCGTTGTCACAGAAGATCATAACAGCAGTGTACCCTTCACTGAATTTTGGTACGATAGGGAGTTCTGCGTTTGTATCGTCAACTTTATAAAATTCTTCTTCAAATTGATCCATAAAGAAACCTAACTCTTTTTCTTCCATACCCATTTTTAGAAGAAACTCTTTTTCGTATTGATTTGCTAGAAGATCTACGTCCCAGTCGCCAAACGAATTATTGTCTTTGATAATAAACTCTGACTTCTGGTCATTGTTCCAACCTTTGGCAACCACTACTGGCACTTCAGTCATTCCTATTTGTCTACACGCTTTCAAACGCATATTACCACCTAACACCATATTGTTTTCATCTACAACTATCGGACGTGTTTGCAGCATTTCTGGAAAGTCCTTAATGCTTTTTACTAATTTACTAAACCTTGCAGATTTAATTGTTCTGGGGTTGAGTGGGTTGCCTTGCAACTGTGCTATATTTCTAGTTTCTGTTTTCATCGGTAATTTTCATATATTATTTCATAAACGTTTTCTACAACTTCGCTTTTCATATGTTCAATATTTTCTTTTATGAAATCTTTGCGTATTGTAGTCGTTGCTGTCCTGTCACTAGCCATAACGAGCATACGTATTTCATATAAAGTTGGGTTGTACTTTTCGTACATTTCATAGTTTTTAATGGAATGCAGTGCTGTCGTGTGATCATAATTTTTACCTTGACTTTTATATATACGTGTGATTGCGTTATACGTTAACCCACAAACTCGTCTATATATCCAATTTAACAAACCTCGTGCTTCTACTATTTCTCTCTTACGAGAATTTTCAAATACGTTTACACCTGTTAATCTACAAACAGTATCTGCTAACCTTTTTTGTGCTACATTCATAATATATCTTTAATTACGTAATTGTCTAGTTCTTCTGCTATTTCTGTTGTGTCCCAGTCCCTACCTGCAAAGTACTCATTGTATCTTTCAACAGCAAATTCCACTTTGTCTTTTCCTTGCTGATAAAATTCTTCACTGCAATCGAAAATACCTATATAACAACTACCTTTGTCAATAACAAGAAATTTAAAATCATAATACATTTTATTAAACAACTGACAATACAAGTACATTTGTACGTCATATCCATAACGTAAACTTGCGTACTTAAATGCAGACAAATCTGTTGTAGTTTTGAGGTCGCAAATTAAATTGTCTGACAATATATCTGCTTTACCTCTAAACGGAAGTCCATTGATCATACCAATTGCAGGTACTTCAAATTCGCTGTCCTTGAATAATGATACTGCTTGATCGTTTCTCAATAATACGTCTGCTAATTTTTCGGCTTGTTCTTTTTCTGTTCTAGTATATACTGTGCCGTATTCTAACTTGGCTTCTTTATATGCCTTTGTGTTTTTACTAGCTACATCTACAAAATGAAATTCATTAAACTTGTCTGGCTCTAACACTAAAGTATGCAACAATCTACCGTCCCTTATACCCTGTGTGTTTAAACTTTCTCCATACTTTGTTACGTAGTAGTATTTCTTTGGACTACTTAACAACATTTTTATTGCTGAAGATGAAAGTGCTGTTTTTGACAACTCCCCATAATAGAAACTGTCATCGTACATTTTTTCTAACAACTTCTTCTTACTGTGTTTTTTATTATCTAGTAATTCTATTTTCATAATGCTAGTGTATATGCTTTACTGTATTTTAACTCTTTCACAATCCAGTTATTGATATCTTTTTTTCCATACAACCACCAGTTTGCGTGTTGGTTTTCTAAACTATCGGATATTGGCTGAATAAACAAATAATGAGAAACGTTTTTATCTTTATTATGAGCATCGTAGTTTACCCTTAATTCGTTTTGATAAGACCATATACCCTTTACGTCTATTTTTAACCCTGCTGCTTGTATATCGTAGTTAGGCATCGCTTGACCACCTAACATTTGATCTGATTGGTATTTCACACCTTTGTTCCAAAAGTGAAACTGTGCAATCAATTCACATTTACAACCTAATTGATCTACTTGAAGATTTCCTCGTTTGTACTTTGGTGCTTTTTCGTTCATATATGCGTTTGTTACGTCACGAAGTCCACCTACATACAACGCTTGTTCATTTATTAAATTCGGATAATATACTGTGCCTGTCTTCATAACATATCTGCATCAAAACAATTCATACTACAATAACTACCTTTTTTATCTACTGGAGTGCCACAATGCATACATTCGTGTTCTGGAGTATTCCAACCCCTTGCGTCGTGTTCTTGCTGAACTAACCAATCGTCATAATTCATATTTCTTCACTACTTTAAGGTTATACTGATTTGCTACATAGTTTATATGCTTACTTGTCGTTACACTATAATACTTTGGCACTACAAGTTTTGGGTATTCGATAGTCGCTACGTGTGTTGAGTAACTATATACCTTGTCGTCAATTACCATAAGATTTTCCTTATACCTGTCAAATTTGTTTATATTCATTTTTCGTACTTTTCTAATTTTAATTTTTGCTCTAACTTTTCTATCTTGCTTTCGGCTGCCCTTGCTCGTTCTACTGCACGGCATTTGTCTTGCCGATACATACTAATTACATTGTCGTAACTCTTACGATCCATTTGAAGTTTGTTAGTATAAAATGTAATGCCGATAAGTGCTTTACAGATTGCATTTAATTCCTTGTTTTCTGGTTTTGCTTTAAGCCATTTGTTTACTAGTTCGCAACATAAGTGCAAATCGGAGTAAAACAATAAGTCGTTTTCGTTTTCAATGTACCTATTCATCTTGTAACTGCGCTAGTTCGATTTTGAATAGTTCTATTTTGTAGGACGCTATACTTAATTTATCTTGATGATAATTGATGTCCCATTGCGTTTGCTCGATCATTTTTTGGATTTCTTGTTTTTTATTTATCATTTGTTTATAATTTTATGATTTATGTAAACATACAAAGAAAAATTGAGATATGAACTATTTATTCAGCATTTATTTACTAATCGTCATATTTATTTACAATACTACCCAAACTTTCTTCTAATAAGTATACTTCCTTTTTTTTCTTTTTGCTACCCCATAAGGTTGTTTTCGGACAATATTTTTCTACTGTTTTTAATTTGTCTATTCCGTCTAACCAAAAAAAATACGTTCCTTTTGGATCTGCTACAAAGTATATTTTAACTACGTCTTTTGGTAGTTTCATTAAACGTTCGTACTTGGCTACTTCGAGCATTTTTGTTGCGTAATATGTTTTTCGGAACTTCATTTCAATAACACACTCATTGCCTTTAGGCGTTTTGCCCTTTGCATCGTACCCTTCATAATTCAATCCAGTATGTTGGAGATCCCAACCATCTAAATTTAAAAACCATACAACTGCCTGTTCGAATTTATGTATAGTTTCAACTTTCATACTTTTTATTTAGGTCATCAATCAATGCTTGTACACGTTTAGGAGAACAACTACAAGGCACAACTAATTTGTGATTAAAATACTTTGCGTGTAATTCTGCTATCATTTGTATTTCTTCCTTGCTTACCCTACTCGATTTGCTTGACCTAAATTCAGTCCATTTCTTTTTGTCTGCCTTTTCCATTTCTGTTAAGTGTTATTTTATTCCAATCCTGTCTGCGTTGATCACAACCACAATCTGGATAGATTTTTTTCCAGATGAATCGTATTCCTGTATACTTGGTTATGTAGTAAACTAAATCTCCTAACTTCATTTTAAAATTTTTTTTACTTTTCTAATTGTTCTTTTAATACTGCAATAATCAATACCTGTTCTGTCTGAAATTTGTAACATACTGATGCCGTCTTTATATACCATTTCAAAAATTTTTCGGTCATACCAGTATAACTTGTTTAATTTACTTTCCATTTGATCACGTATTTCTTTGCTGTCATAAAGATCTGCTGTGGATCTAACTATATCTGTGCTGTTATATTCTACATACTTATTCTGTTCTTTAAGGGTGTTTAGCCAAATCGATCTCAATACCTTATACACAAAATAGTAGTTAACTTCAGTATCATTGTACAAAATACTATTATCGTGTTTTTGCGAGTATTCGTGTATTTTTAAATACATATCTTGGACGTAATCTTCACTTGTCATTAAGTCACAACCAAAACTCTGGACTATTCGAATCCAGTCATTATGTTTTGTCGCTAACTTAACTAGAATGTTTACCACCAAGAAATCTTAATTCCGAATATATATATACAGAACAACAGTTCGTTTTTATCTGTTTCATCGTATGGACAATAGTCTTTACTGTACAATACACCTAATATTATACCTGCTATCCAAACTATTTCAATATGAAATCCGTTAATCATTGTTCTCTACTTCTGGAGGGTTTTCTAAATCCTCTATTTTTTTAGCTAATATCTGTACAATAGCATATAATTCGCCTATTGCTTTTTGGTGCTTGGCTATTTTTGCACTTTGTGATGTTCTTTTTATTTTCAAAATGGAACGTTTTTAGGGTTAGTTAACTCGGTCTTTAATATGGAAGTGTCCCCAACAGTAAAACCGACGTTATTTACTATTGATTTTAAGCGTATGGGTGCGTCAATCGGTGTTGGTCGTCCCCCTGTTTCTACTTCCTTTACTTTTCTAACGTGAATATCTGAAAACATCCACTCGTTTGGGTGCTGTACGTATCTGTGGATCACAATAAAGTCATCTGCTCTGTTGACAAACTTTCCACCTCCTTCAACATCTGACGCAAGTGGAGGTATGGGGTGTCCTACATACTCGTGTCCTATGGGGTGTTTAAACCTTAACGCCTGTGTATTAGCGTGAGTGTTTAGCCAGATACTTACTCCGTATTTTTTTGCAAACATTCTCATTTCAGTTGTCGCTTGATAGTCATACTCGTGTCCACCTAACTTTTTTATCATTTCATCGTCTTTTGTCAAACTGTTATACGGATCAATCAATAGTCCTTGATAGTCAAAATCTTTTTTAAACGATCTAGCAAACTCCAAAAGAGTACGATAAGTATGAAGGGTATCATTACTAACCACTTTAAAATGGTCAACAACATACTCAAAATGTTTTTTAAAGGTTTCATTGTCGATTTTATTTATTGGCTTCTGTTCTAAAAATTCTACCAGTTTTCTTATT